CGATTAACAATGGGAGGTTAGACAAATGAGCAAATTTCAAGAAGCAATGATGATGTGTTCAGAGGACTACGACGAGCTAATAGATATGGCCTTAGCGCAAAAGGATAAGGAATGGTTTGAAGAGCTAGTTAATAAGCAAAAGTGGCTACGTGAGCTGGAAATCCAAGCACGCCGTGAGTTAGGCGTACTCGACTAGCACAGAGGGAACAAGGCAGAGACCAACGAGAAACGGCGAGATGACGTTTTCAGTGGTGTTCACTACAAATGACACCGAGGTAGGCAGCTAATAGCGAGATCGTGCAAGCTCGTTGGTGATAGTAAACCAAATGACAGACTATTGACTCCTGTCTACCCGGATGTCATAATAATCTCACACAATAGAATATACGGATTCATGTTTAGTGAGATTATCCAAACACACTTAACAACTTTTCAACTTTCAAACACTTGATTTGCCCGATACGGGCGACAAGTGTTTTTTTACGTTTAACGACCTGAAAACAGGCTAAACCCGATAATTATTAATTAGTCTATTAAGTCTTAAAAAATACAATCACAAGTCTTAAAAAGCGCAAGAGCAAGGGAGGGCAGCAAGCAATGAAAGCCAAGGTATCTATTGACAAATTCGTGGTGGAATATACGGATGTGCCGAGAAGCGTTTACTATGCTTTAGTGAAAAAGGCTGTTAAAAGCGGTGAATTGTTCAAACAGAAATTCAATTATCAGGGGTACGGGTACCAATTACATCTACGGAAGCGAAACGGTGCATATTTGCATGTGTTTTATAGAAACTGGAGTGAGCCGGAAGGCATGTCATACACGTTGCGGGTAGAGACGAGACCTGAGTATTACTTTCATTTTAAAGAATTGCTGGATGCTCTGCGCCGCGTCGCCAGTGGCATTCGCTTTGTTAGCTGTGATATTGCCTACGATGTAAAGACTTCAATGGAACATGTGCTGGTAATCCCTGAAGATGGTCGTCGAAAATTGGAGGAATTCAAAGGGACACGTTATTTCGGGGAGAAGCATCAACGGAAGACGAATGGTCATTGCAAGATATATAATAAGCGGTTGGAGTTGTTAGAGAATCAGGGCAAAGTGATTGACCACGAATTGACCCGAATTGAAATCGTGTACAAGCCAGAACATAGAATACCATTAGCAGAACTACTGCATCATTCACCCGAGCAAGAGAAGCAATATTTTGCAGCGGTGATTACGGACTGGGACAGCCTTCCGAAGAATCGGGCAGAACAGGCACGTATGCTAATGAAGAAGGAAGAAAGTAAGCATGTATCGCCATATAAACGAAAAATGGTAAAAGAAACCCTTGCTCCTTCGTCTCAAGTGGATTTCAACGAGTTAGCAAGGGAAGCATGGGAGCCGCTATTAGAAGAACTATGTGGGGTATTGCTTGGGCAGCAGAAACCACAAGTTCAAGAGCGACAGTTACAAATGGCAGTAACAAATACAGTATACGATGAACGTATGGAAGAAAACGACAGCAAAAATGTAGGTTGTGCAGATTTTGGAAAATACCGTATACTTCGCAACAATACAGGAGTACGCAAACGATTAGACCAGCAAAGAATGTCTGGTTTATTTGAGTTGAGAAAAAAGACAGGTACTCTTTGGGCGACATCTTCAAGAACCCAGAAAAAAAATTCAACTTTTTTTGGTTTCTCCTTAAAAAAATCGACTCCTTTGATATATGTCTATTGCAAGCAAATATCATGAAGGAGGAAAAGTATATGAAAAACAATCAAATCGAAGCAAATTATGAAAGGGAGGAACAAGATCTAAAGCTAGCAATTCAGAAGTTAGACGCTGCAATTGGGCATCTGGTTAGATTCAATTTTAAAATTGCCGACAAAAGTCATTTGAAGTTCGAAGGTTTGACAGAAATTGTAGATGCGTTAAGCGATCATAAGGAAAAAGTTGAGCAAGAGCTGTACATTGTTAGACATAACATTCTTGATCTTCATTTGAGGTAGTCTATGCCAGGAGGGAGCTGAGAGGTGGCACCATGATTAAAGTTGATACTCAAATAATCAAGCCATCAGCAGAGAATGTCAAGAGAACGGAAGTTGTTAGAGTTCTCGCTGAATTGATCAGAAAGTATGGTCATCGGAAATCAAAATAAAAGTTATTCAAAATGGGTAGGCGCATGATTATTAGCGCTTACCTATTTTCTCATAAAATTAATGCTGAGGTGTAAATATGGGAAACGACAAAGTAGCTATTTATATTAGAGTCAGTACAGAAGAACAGAAAAACGCAGGATGCTCATTAGAGGCACAAGAGGAGGAACTTTGTCGGTATGTTGCATCAATCGGCCTTACCGTTTTTGATGTTTATCGCGACGGTGGATATTCAGGTAAAGACTTTAACCGTCCCGAAGTACAACGTCTTTTTTTTGACATGGCACAGAATAAGTTTCAAGCTATTGTTGTATGGCGGCTAGATAGGCTTTCAAGAAACAACAAGGACATTTTGACATTGATAGATAATGAATTGCAACCAAGGAAGATGCGGCTGTTAGTTAGTACGTGCGGAATTGACTCTTCAACCATAGAAGGAAAAATGTTTATCAGCTTGCAGGGAACATTTGCCGAATATGAGCGGAATGTAACAATCAATAGAGTGAAGTCAGGAATGAAAAAGAGAGCAAGCAACGGTGAATTTAACGGAGGTACGTTGCTAGGCTACGATATAGTCAACAAGCAATTGGTTGTTAATGAGCAGGAAAGCGAGATAGTTAAGAGGATATTTGAGATGCGCGCTGAAGGCATGGGCTATAAAACCATTGTGAATAATCTTAATTCGTATGGTTATAAAACCAAGAGAGGAAATAACTTTGGTATTTGTGCCGTTAGATTGATCTTACACAATAAAGAGTACGTTGGAGTGAATACTTGGGGGAAAAAGGAGGACTGGAACCTCAAACGAAGAAAGGGCACACTTGAAGAAATGCCTGAAAGAAACGGTAAGCATCCAGCAATTATTTCAATGGAATTATGGGAGAAAGTCCAAGCAATAAACGATTTGCATAAGAACTCTTTTACAGCAATCAAATCTCATAGCGGGAATTACTTTTTGGCTGGTGTCGTTAGGTGTCCGAAATGTGGGGCAGGCATGGTGATGCACAAGAATAAGATTCGAGGGACTAACGATTACCGTAGATACTACATGTGCCAGGCATACCACCAAAAAGGTAAGTCAGAATGTTCCTCAAATTTAATTAGAGCTGACTGGATTGAACAAGAGGTTTTGCATGTGTTAAGGGAATCTGTAAACAGCATGGATTTGGTTGATGAAGTGCTGAATAAGATTGAGGAAGATGTTTCACAGGACAAGCAACCATTAGAACTACGTTACAATGAATTGAAGTTACAGGTGGAAAAGCAAACGAAAAAAATTGATTCGTTAGACGAAAGTTATTTGAACGGGGAGATAAGCTCCGATAATTATAATCGGCTCATAACCAAGGCGCAAAGTACACTAGCCGAAGCAAGCGAACTCCTAGCAAAGACTGAACGGAAAATAGCCAGATTAGATTATGGGAGTCAGATCAATTCACAAATGGTTGTTGAGATACTCAAAGACTTTGACTCATTATTTGAAGTAGCGGACGATCAAGAAAAGAAAGTATTGATTCGCTCTGTAATTAAGTCCGTCCATGTTTCAACAGACAGAAAGAAGCTGGAGAGAATATCCCTTTGGATTGGTGATGATTTAAGTGTACCAGCAAGTTGTGAGCGCAGAACCGTACCATAAGTGACGGATAATTTTTTTGTGTCTTATTTAAGTGAGTTCATTTTGCCTAAGTACCAGAGCCAATGGTGCTTGGGCTTTTTTTTTGAGCATCTATCAGTCTCTGAGCGTATAGCATTAAGAAATTCTCATAGCGCCGTCATCTTTCTATTGTCAAAATTCCTATGCCTAAAATGAGAACGTATAGGGATGGAGCTCCTAATAGAACGCATTTATTGTAACTGGAAAATGGAGCAAAGTAGCGGAAAACAAAATAGGGAGAAAAAAGGGTGATTGAGTGTGAAAAAAAAAGTTGGTGATAAAAAATACGAAAAAAACGTCAAAAATCACAACTTTTAAGGCTGGCAGACGAGGCCCAAATTTTTTCCAGCCGTTTAAGGCTGAAAAACGAGGCGAAACAGCTAAAGTGGAAAATCGTCGAAAATGGAGGTCGGCCGCCGAGATGAAAAAAACGCAACACGCTATAGTAGTTTTTGTGGAACAGTTGATAAAGACGCGCACGTGGTTCCGGAGATTTTTAAAAACATTGGAGGAGAAGAAAAATGTTGATTAATACCAAGAAGCAAGAAACAAATCAGCAGACAACCGCAGGACAGGTAGTCGACTACAACGCGCTCAACTTTCGAGCACCTAAAAGTAAGCACTCGCCAAAAGCTGCTAACAGCCCCTGCAAGCTAACAATCGTTAATACTATTGGGAACGGAAAACGTATCACGATTGCAGACGATGTACTTTTATCAGTCGGTGCGGATCATGAGGTCCAGATTGCGATCAATGATGAAGGTATTGCCATTGGGAGCGAACTTCCTGGCGATAAGAATTCCTTTACCCTACGAAAGGCGGGCAAAAAAGGCGTAGTTTATTCCACGAAGCTGGTTGAAGAGCTGACCGAGCTATTCGAGCTTAATTTCAGCGGCAAAAGCAGTATTTCCTTTTCGGATATGACGTATTTAGACAATGGTGATCAACGGGTAGCTTATATCGTTCTCAAACAGCAGGGAGATTCAAATGATGCTGATATAGAGCAGTTGGATAATACCGATCCATCTGAATAAAACGCGTGCAGGGTTATCAATGTGTATTTTACATTTCTAAAGCAGGTGATTTCATTGACTACTATATCTAACCTTCCATACAGTGACGTTCCAAAAGCTATGAAAGCCTATGTAAAGCTAGGATGGCACGTTATCCCACTTTGCTCGCACGACCATAGCGGGATGAGCGAATACCATTGCAAGAGTTGCAGCAAACCAGGAAAAACACCGCTCATCCGGGACTGGCCGAACACGCCGGTTCCAGATGATGTGACAATAGATGAATGGGCGCGACAGTGGCCTTACATGAACGTTGGCCTGGTTCTCGGTTCCCGTACGGGTATTGTAGCCATAGATGTGGACGGGGAGTACGGAGAAGATCTGTTGCAGGAGTGGAGCGAAGGCGATCTGCCCGACACCTGCGAGTTCTCGACTCCTGGCGGGGGAAGACGGCTCATGTATACAATCCCAGCAGGAATAAAGCTCCCTAAATACTCCAAGAACCATCCAGAAAAGCCGCATAACGAATGTGCTTTGCTTGGGGACGGCAACCAAACGGTACTGCCTCCTTCCCGACACGCAAACGGGGACTTGTACGAGTGGAAGGGAGGGAGCAGTCCATGGGAGTTATGATGCCAATTATGCCAAAGTGGATGCTCGAAAGGATGGCAGCAAAAAATGGGGTGCTAAGGGCTAACCACGTTGATAGCTCTGTTCTAAATAAACTCGAAGAACGCTGCGTCATATTTGCAGAAGATTACGAAAAACAACAGTCTGTAGGTCTCGACGAAGAATCATGGTTTCGCTGGATTGCGTTGCTAACTAACGCAGGATTTCAGGAACAAGCATTTGAGTTCTCACGAGCATCTTCCAAGCACGACGAGCGAAGTGAACAGCGAATTCAGCAAATGAAAGCTTCTGAAGAGAGCGCAAACTGCGGGCCAACAAGGTGCACAACTTTTGGATGCGATGAAAAGCAGATACAACATTGTTGCGGTGCTATTCGTAAAAATGTGAACGGTGAGATTATCAATTCTCCGGCATCGTTTTTTTCAAATCGTAGTGTGAAGCGGTTTACCCAACTGTCTGCGAAGATTATGGAGAAGGTGAATCTTCTTCCTGAGCGGTACGTCGTACAGGAAAATAACCTAAGCCATTTCTATGTTGATAAGAGCGGCAACAGAGACGACATTCCTCTTGCTAACTTTTTTGCCTGGATCAATAAGAATACCAAAAAGGACGACGGGGCAGAAAGCCAAAGGTTCTATGAAATCGAAGGCGTCATCCTGTCCAGTGGCAAAAAACTACCTCCGATTCTCGTGTCCGCCACTGAATTCGAAAACATGAAATGGCTGGCTTTGTGGGGACCGGAACCGAACATCCTGCCCGGACCCAAAGTGAGGGATACCGTTCGCCACGCCATCCAATCGACGGCGAAAGAAGCGACAGAGGAACGTATTTTTGCCCATCTCGGTTGGGTGAAGCTCGACGAGGGGTGGAAGTACCTGCACGCTGGAGGGGCGGTCGGAGCATCGAATGTCAAGGTGGAGTTGGATCCGAGGCTGAAAAACTACGTCTTACCAGACTTCCTTGGCGATAAGACAGAGGCGATGAAGGCAAGTTTGAAACTCTTGGATATTGCTCCAAAAAGGACGACTCTTGCGCTGTGGGGGTTAATATTCCTTTCTCCACTGTGCGAATGGTTACGGCAAGTACACCTAGAACCAAAGTTTCTTATTTGGCTTCACGGTTACACTGGGTCGCGTAAAACGACACTCTCTAAACTGTACCTAAGCCATTTCGGTAACCTTCTGGAACATCCTCCGGCTAGCTTTAAGGACACTATCAATTCAATGGAGAAACGTACTTTCGCAACAAAAGACTCTTTGCTTCTGATCGACGATTACCATCCTACTGGGTCACCCAAGGAAGCCAAAACGATGGAACAATTGGCACAGCAGCTTTTAAGAGCATACGGCGATCGAATAGGGCGAGGACGTATGCGGCAGGACACCACATTGAGGCAAGACTTTCCACCACGCGGAATGGCGATCATCACAGCCGAGGATGTTCTCGATGGAGGCTCCAGCGTTGCCAGACTTTTTCCCGTACAGCTTGGTCCCACCGACGTCGATCTCGGCAAGCTGACAGAAGCCCAGCAGCAAGCACAAAAGCTGAGTCAAGCCATGGCTGGTTACCTTGAGTGGCTCGGGCAAGCCATGGCTGAAGGGAATGACCGACGTTTGACTGAGGTTTTCAGCGAGAAAAGAAATGAAGCATCTCGTCTCTCAGTCCATGGCAGACTGATGGAAGCAGCAGCGTGGTTATACCTCGGTCTTTCTTTTGGACTTGAGTACGCAGTAAGTGTGAGAGCAATTGATCCGGAGAGAAAAGAAGAACTGCTCAGCAAAGCATGGGATTTGTTCCTTGGTACGGCAAGCGAACAAGGTCAGCAGGTGACGGAGATTAAGAACACAACCCGTTTCGTCAACATCGTGGCGGAACTGCTGGCGAACGGTACGATCTATACCAGAAGTGTACAACCCTCAGTTCATGGTGAAGTGCCTAAAGGCGGGGTTCACGTCGGCTGGCATGACAGAAACTACTTCTACTTCCTGCCTGAGGTACTTTACAACGCTGTCAGCCGCTTTCTCACACAACAAGGAACGCACTTTCCAGTGACAAACCATATGTTGTGGAAACAGTTGGCTGAAGAAGAGATCATCGTGACGGAAACCTACAAGGAAAACGGGAAGGAGCGAAAACACAACCTCCGTAAGAAAGTGATCGAAGGTAATAAATTGCGAAAACTTTGGGTGAAGGCAGAGTTTCTGCGGGGGACAGATGAGCCGGAAGCTCGACTAAGAAACCGGCCCGAGCCGATGCCACGGGCGTTCCAGTTGGATCTTGACCCCGATAATGGGGGAAACACCCCCTGAAAATCATGGTTTGGGTGCACTGCTCTGCCCAAGCGGGACAAGGGTTGCGGCGAACGCTGCCCCCTTTGCCCCCGTGAGAAAAAGAATAAAAATAAAATTCCCCCACCTGCCTTCCGTCCCCCAGACACAAAAAAGCGGACTTCACTACGCCAAGACAGGGGGAAGCGGGGGTTTTCCATACGAGAGCATGTGCGACAAGAAGTTGTGGGGTCACTTGCGGGAGATTGAGCAACCGGCTAAGGGGAAGTTTGCGGGGGCGCGATGGACTGTTCAAAAAGTCACTGGAATAAAGTGAATCATCAATTAGAGATATTCGATGGAAAACGAAATAAATGAATATTCAGACATTTAATATTACCTTGAATCTGGTTCTAACACCGGAACAGGGGGGATTTCCTTGAGGATTATTATGACAAATGCTGACATCACCATTTTGCGTCAGTCAAATGCATTGCCACTCGACTACATGAACTACTTGGAAGAGGAGTTTCTCGGCCTCTATCATGCACTTGGATGTGACGAAGCACTAGATGACTGGTCTCTTGCAAAAGATGGCTACATGGTCGTCGTTGAAGCGGGCGATAGCAATCTGCAGCCAGTTGGTCTCCGATATGGCTTACGCCAAACCATGCCAGAGTTTGTGGAGCTGGTTGAAGCAGGCAACCAACTCATCTACCGGATCGGTGTCCTTTACGACCATGATTTTATGATGTTGTTTTATTCGCTGGTCGGGATCCATGACGCAGAAACGGAAGCATGGCTGCAAGCACATGTCAGTCAGAACGAGAGGATGGTGACGGCTGTTGAAATGCAATAGGGCTACCACAGAACCCTGCTATTCTCAACTGCGCGATGACCAGCTGTTAGCATCCATTGTTTCCGAGACATCGGCACAATACCTGCTCGAGAAGTACGGCAATCTAAAAGAAGTGTTTCTAAACACCTATCAGCAGGAACTCGAACAAATTCCAGGGATTGGGAAGACAAAGGCATTCCAGCTAAAGGCAATTGCTGAACTGGTATCCCGAATCATACAAGGAGAGCAGAAGACAAAAATCTTTGTACGATCACCCAAAGACATTATGGACCTCGTTTCAGATATGCAATTGCTACGAGTCGAGCAATTTCGTGTACTGTATTTCAACACGAAAAACAGACTCATGCACATGGAGACCATTACACAAGGAACGATAAACGCAACGGTAATCACACCAAGAGAAATCTTTTCACCTGCTGTTCGGCTTCTGGCTAGTTCTGTTGCTCTGGTTCATAATCATCCATCGGGTGATCCTGCACCTTCTTTTGAAGACAAAGAGGTTACCCAGCGGATTGTAGAGTCAGGTGAAGCGCTTGGTATCTCCGTCCTCGATCACGTCATTGTTGGTACCGGCTCCTACTATAGCTTCAAGGAACAAGGAATGGTGCTGTAGAGATGCGAGAGAAAAAACGTTACGCGACAGCCGCTATTGTTGAAGAAGTAGGGGTAGATATCCAACGCCTGTTATGGGAGATGCTCGATGACCGTATCGAGCAAGGTCATGCCTTGGATTACCTGCAAGTGTTTGAATTAAGCGTTATTTCCATTAATGGACAAGTCATACAGCATGTGTGCAACAGGCAAGAGCAGCCCTGCCTTCAAGTCGAACTCGTTACCCCTCAGATCGAGTCTCCTATCCAGAATACAATATGGATCATTGATGATGGAGACTGCTACACGATGCTATACCCATATGAATACTAGGACGGTGAGTATATGTTTTGCTTGATCATGCGAATTGTGCTGTTGGTAGTGAAGATCATTATTCAGGTGGTATGCAAAGAGAAAGTAGCAACCTATAAACCTGCAACAGTGTAACAAGCTGTAGCTGCCCTTCTGTGAAATACAGGAGGGTAGCGCTTACCGAAAGGAGAATGCACCTTGATTACTCATACACACAGCCCAAACCAAAGATATGCTCTCATACTGGATATCCTCTCTGACATGATTTTGAACCATGCAAGCAAACTTGTACTAAAAGACAAAGTCGTAGATAATCCGCAACCAGACTGGAGTTTCTTTCTCCAGAAGCTAGATCAAGAGGCAGACGATGAAATGAACCGAGAGCTAACGGCTCAATTGCTCGGTACTCACGACTACGAGGAGGTTGCCTGATGGAGATGATACTGCCCAATCAACCAGACCGTGTTGCCCTCTACGTCAGGGTAAGTACAGAAGAGCAAGCAGAGCATGGATATAGCATCGAGGCTCAATTGGAGTTATTGCGTCAATATTGCCAGCTTCATCGAAAAATCGTCTACAAAGAGTACATTGACGCGGGGGTATCCGGTAAGTCGGTTCAAGGCAGAAAAGAGATGCAGTCACTTCTAAGCGATGTCAAAGCTGGGTGTTTTACGGAAGTAATTGTTTGGAAAGTCAACCGCCTTGCCCGTAATGCTGTGGATTTACTGGCCATTGTGGAGGCTCTTCACTCAAACGGGGGCACGTTGCATTCCCTCAGCGAGAGCTTTGACAGCCGGACACCTATTGGATCTTTTATTTTGCATATGCTTGGCGCGACAGCGGAATTAGAGCGAAATACCATTATCGAAAATACAAAGCTGGGGATGCTGCAAAGGGCGAAAGATGGCTTTTACTGCAATTCGCAAATCTTGGGGTATGACATTGTTCCAGAGGGAACAGGTCAGACACGCTTTTCTGTTCAGCAGAGGGAGGCAAGCATTGTTCGCTACTTGTTCCAACTTTATGACGAAGGAAAAGGGTTAAAGGCCATTGTAAATCAGGTGAATCGTGAAGGGTACACCACGAAAAGAGGAAAACCATTTTCCGTTTCAACAGTACGGTCCATCCTCCGAAATCCTGTCTACATTGGCAAGGTGCGATATTCCTCACTGGAGGGGCAGGTTGTTACTAGTGACGGTCTACATGAGGCAATCATACCTCTTGAGCTGTGGGAACGCGTTCAAGATAAGTATTCTGGTTCAATAAAGAAGCGCGAAAAGGCTGTCCATCGGGATTATCCACTTACGGGTATATTAAAGTGTCCTGCATGCGGCGGCAGCATGGTTGCTAAGCACATCAAAAAACGGATGGAAAATCGATTCAAATATTATCATTACTACAGCTGTAATCGGTACACCAATAAAGGCAGTAGTGTATGTAAACCAAACAACATTCGGGCTGATGTCATTGAACAAGTAGTTTTGCAAAGGATCGGAGAGTTTCTCTCAAATCCTGTACTGATCCACGACATTGTTGAGAATACGAACCGCAAACAGGAACAATTGATAGCCCCATTACGGCTTGAACTGGAAAAAGCAGAAAAAGAGTTGCAGCAAGTGCAGTTGCGTCGCCAAAAATATCTCATCCTGTTTGAAGAAGACGGTCTTGCAAAAGGTGAGTTGATCATTCGGTTACGGGAACTGAAAGAGCAGCTACAAGTGCTTTCGGATCAACAACATGAGCTCTTCCAACAAATCCGTGAAAAAGAGAGCAAGCTCCTGCCCGTAAATACTATTCAGGATGTACTGAACCAACTGAAAGTCCAGTTGTTGGCATCGGATCAGACCCAAACGACTACACTGTTACGTTCTTTGGTCGATAAAATCACCATCAACATTCGACGGGAAATGGAGAGTGTCACACTTCATATCGGGGATGCATTACGAAAGCAACTGGAGCAGCCAGCTTAGAAGGGAGATATCAGCATGATTGAAAAAAATGTTCGTGTCGCCATTTATGCTCGCGTAAGTACGGAAGAACAGGCGGAACATGGCTATAGTATAGATGCACAGATCGAAACACTCCGAAATTATTGCAAGCTGAACAACAAGATCGTATACAAGGAATACGTAGACCGCGGTGTTTCCGGTAAGTCAATTGAGGGTCGCTTTGAATTGCAGCGGTTGCTCAAAGATGTGGAAGACGGACATATTGATGAAATTGTCGTATGGAAAATAAACCGGCTTGCGCGTAAAATGATAGACCTCTTGAAAATGGTCGATCACTTTAGCAAATACAAGGCAGTCTTTCGCAGCTTCACCGAGAATTTTGAAACAGAAACAGCGATGGGCAAGTTTGCCTTGCAAATGCTGGGGGCTGTCGGCGAGCTGGAACGGAATACAATTGTCGAGAACGTAAAAATGGGCATGAAGCAACGGGCAAGAACGGGCAGCCATAATGGAGGCGTAGCCCTGGGTTACCGAAGCGTGTCCAAAGGGGACAAACGAAGCCGAGACACAAGTTTGGAGATCGTGCCAGAGGAAGCGGCTTTGGTTCGCAGGATATTTGACTTGTACGCTTCTGGCAAAGGTCTCCGATCCATCGCCAATCAACTTAACCACGATGGATATAAAACCAAAAAGGGAAATCCATTCAGTACGACCGCGATCAAGGAGATTGTGACCAACCCACTTTATACGGGGATCATCCGATACAACCGTTTTGAGAACTGGAATGAACACAGGCGGAAGGGCAAAAGTGACAATACCATTATTGCGGAAGGCAACCATGAAGCCATTATCCCGCGGGAGCTGTGGGAGAAGGTTCAGATTCTGCATGCGGAGAAATCCAAGGTTAATCCTCGTGTATTTGATGGCCAATACCTTCTAACAGGTCTTATTCGGTGCCCAGAGTGTGGAGCACCAATGGTAGCGAATCGCACCAAGAACAAGTTGAAGAATGGAACGGTGATCATACGCAGGTACTATTCATGCAGCAACTTCCGAAACAAAGGGACGGCTGTATGTCATGCGAACAGTGTAGGAGCGGACTATGCAGAGCAACATGTATTGGATCGTATCCGTTACGTGATTTCTAACCCGCAATTTCTGCAAAATCTTGTTGACGCCATTAACAATCGAAAAACGAACTCGATAGTACCGCTTCAAAAAGAGAAATGCAGTATCGAGGCAAGCCTCGCCGCAATTGAGGACAAGCGAAAGAAATACTTTGCCTTATATGAAGAAGATGCAATCGACCGCGAGATGTTTGTGACCCGCTTGGATCAGCTCACGACTGAGACGGAAATGCTGCAACGTCGTCAATCAGAAATCGAATACGAGTTGGGAACAGACAGTGCCGAGCCAATTTTTGCGGATTATATTTTGCAGATATTGAAGCAATTTGACGCCCTTGTGGAGCTAGCGACCCTTGAACAGAAAAAGACCTTGCTCCGGCTGATGATTAACGAGATTCATATCAATGAGAAACGAGAGATAATGTCGATCGAACTGGCTTTTGATGAACAAATGCAGACGCTTTTTTTAAAGGCAGACCCTTCCGCACGCAAAGCGGAAGGGTCGTTATTTTTGTCAAAACAGCAAGCTGCGTTTACATCAAAGCCAAAACGGTTCACCCTTGTGCTTTAAGTGTTAGGAGGTGAGAACAGGAGGAATGTACTTCTTCATTTGGACGGAAAACAGCGTTTTTTCAATCCTCGTGCGCAACAAATTACCGCGCAGTTTACTCTCCGTTTGGTGAATCGCTTCAATGGCCTCACGAATGATTTCAGTCTGACAATCCTGATTTTGCGCATAAATGAAATCGACCAATAGAGTAATGACCTCTTCGCATGTTTGAATGCTTCGTATCAGTTGATCTTCTTCGGATACTGTTTGCTCGTATTTTTGCACTAAGTCCTGCATGGCAAGTCTCCTTTTTATGGTTTGGAACGTATGTTCTAAGCTTGAATTCACAGTGAGCTCGCAGAGTCCTACCAAGTTAGGTTCAAAAATGAAAAATCCTCCTTCTGATCATGCTCAGGAAGGAGGATTTACTTTGTATGGCGGTCATTCCATTGAAACACGGTTTGGATCAAGTGTAGTGCCATTGCCTGATCTTCTTCTGGTCGTTGAGACAGCAGTTCGATAATCGAGGAAAGACCAGTTTGTCGAACCTTAGGGTCAATGGATTGAAACAGCTCCTCCAGTGACGTTCCAAGTCCCGACGTTACTTTGTAAAGTGTCTCGATGGTTAGATTCTTTTCGCCGCGCTCAATTTGTCCAATGTAATTGGTGTGTAAGCCAGCCTGTTCAGCCAAGTAATCCTGACTCCACCCTTTGTGCTTACGCAGAAAGCGCAACCGTTCGCCCAGCTTTTGCAAGAGATCGTCCATTCTTGTACCACCTCTTACTCAGCTTAAAGCAGAGATTACGGCATTTTAACACACGGAAGATGTTATTTGACCGGATCATAACATTCATAGATAATAATTAGTAAGATTTTACTATCTATAGTGTTACTTTTTAAAATAAAGAACTACTATGTATGGTTTGACTCAACGTAACAAAACCAAAAGAGGGGATTGTCAATAATGTGGGACCTGCTGGCTAACACAGGCTTTTTCGGTTTTATCCTTTGTGCAATTGGAACCATTATTTTCGCGATTAAGCGAAATCGGTTATGGAAGAAGTGTCTGGCTTTGGTAGGAGTATCGTTTGTGTTGTTTGTGATAGGTGTATTCAATATTCCGCCTGATCCAGACAAAGTAAAGCGAGAACTGGAAGCATCTCAGCTAACGTTTAACAAGGGGCAGTCAGCTTTAGAAGCCAAAAGGTATGAGGAAGCTGTTGCTGCTTTTCAGCAGGTAGTCAAGGAAGACACCAAAAACTATCAGGCAGCACAGAATAAGATCAAGGAGCTATCACATCAGGTAGCGCAAACCAAGCTGGAACGAGCGATCATCCTGTACGAACAAGAAAAATATAAAGAGGCAAAAAATCAGCTTGAGCAGGTAGTTGAAATAGACTCAAGTAGTGCCCAGGCACATTTGTATTACGGGCTAGTAAACCTGGAACCTTTTGAGGCCAGTATGAGCGGGTATGAACAAGTCAATCACGCGATCCGGTCTTCCGTGATTCTGACCTATGGTGAGCTTGCTTCACGGGAGGAATCCATTGAGAAGAATGAAACCCTGCATAAACAGGCGAGAGAATACATTGAGACAATGCAGGACGCGGTAGTTTCAAGCAAAAAGAACGTTGCAAAGGCAACCGAAATTGATCCGGCCTATAAAGAAGCACTTCAGACAACTGAGGTATTGCAAACCCTAGAGCAATTATTGGCCAAGATGGATCAGTACCATAAAACATACATCCAAATCGCAGATAAACACCAATCCATTCTGACACTAGAAAAGAAATGGAAAAAGACCTGGGATTCAGGTGATTTTGAAAAGCTGGATGAGATTGACCCGGAAATTAGGCAGGAATATCAGGAAATACAGCAAGGTATTGAGAGCATGAAGGTAGAAGCAGTCACACTTTCCGAGGAGATTTCCGCACTGCAAAAGCAAGGACAAGACAAGATGAAAGAATTGCAAACGCTGTTCCCTAAACTTTGATAAAGCGGGAACCTTGCACTGTGTGCAAAGCATCTTTCATCTAAACAGTCTAAACAGAAAAAACATCAGAAGGAGAATAAACAATGAAGAAAATCATGTTTTTCGTGATTGTTGTACTTTTGCTAACCGGATGTAGTTCCGCCAAGTATAAAGAGAATATGGAAGCGGGAAAAAAAGCAATCAATGAAGGAAACTACGATCAAGCGGTCACTGCGCTTACTGTGGCAATGCAAGAAGAGCCAAAAGATGAGGAAGCAAAGAAATTGTTCGCGGAAGCCACAAAAATTGTTGAAGCAAAAAATCATGCGAAAGAGCAATTTGATAGTGCCAACAAAGCCTTTGTCGATGGCAATTACAAGGATTCAATTGCGACCCTTTCAATATTGGCTAATCAACAGCCAAAAGATAACGAGACGCAAAAGATAGTGGAAGAAGCAAAGGCGCTTCTCACTCAAGCACAGGCCCTTGAAAAAGAGCTACAGCCAATTCAGGAAGGATTGGATAAAGGAAGACAGCTAGTAAAAGAGGAAAAATACGACGAAGCAGTTGTGGGATTAATGAAGATCACAGACTTAAAGCCTCAAACCGAAAAAGGTAAAAAGATGCAGCAAGAAGCGCAACAGCTTCTGGACCAGGCTATCAATGAGTCATATGAAAAGAACAGTCCGGTTATCAGTCCAAAGGATGCGATAAGGAGTAACCTCAAAGTTCTTGACCTAAAAGCAGAAAAGAAAAACGGTACATTTGACATCGGATATAAGATAAAAAATGATTCCCAAGCTCGGGTTAAATCGATTCGACTAAAGGTAACTCTGTTAGATGTTGATAATAATCCTTTGACTTCAACTGAGGGCTTTGTTAACGATATACCGGTTGGCGAATATAAAGATGGCGGTACTTATATTGAAAATGATGACATGAGTGCGGCAAGTGTTAATGTGGAGATTATTGATTTTGATATAGCTCAATAAAAAATAATCGAGTTTTTTGTGATCCAAACGTAATTTCGTTTGGGTCATTTTTGTTATGTACAAACATTCATTTAGGAGAGGATAATTATGAAAGAAGCTCATGAGTTAATTACCGAAAAAATTAGGACTGAATTTGAACAGAATGAGTTGAAACCGGATAGTACTGGATTTGATACAAATGTCTGGGTCTTGGCTGTTGCAATCATTCCCTTCGAAGAGTGTATTGAAAACTCAGCATTCCTTCCATATAACATTAAAGGTGCTATAGGGTATATACAGCAAACAGACGAGTCAGTAAGAAGCTATTATCTCTCCCAGGGAACCCCCACGTTCATCGCTAGGGTCGTTCTTGGTATGAGTACTAAGGCTGGAATGTTGCCATATGTTGATGGAACAGATGTTTATCTTGTGGTTGATGCTGAGAAACAACAAGCTGGTTTTATATGGGAAGATGCTTGGGTGGAGGGGCCTCCGAAGTTTCATGGGGGGACTGTTCCAGATGCTTTGAAATGGGTAAGACAGATGGTTGAGCCACTTTATCATCAATACGAAGACCCTTTTATGACAATATAGAAGAAGGGATTTTAATAGCATTATGATGTGAATTTCGAAATACCGTTTAAATGGTGGCGATGTTTAAAAAAAGCTTTAGAAAAAGAATGGTTCGATTTAATGAGGTAAGGCATGTGGACTGTCAACACCAAACTAGACAGATTTCTTAAGTGCTTTCTGTTTGTAAACGAGTGGACTCAAATACCCCAATGTCGAGTGAATTCTTGTTTCGTTAAACC